GATATAATGCTCTTGAACTTGAATCGAATGCTCCAATTTTTGTTCCACAGTTAATACAATTAGCCATAAGATCACCTCGACTAATTATATCATATTTGTAATGAAAACAAAATATTGTAAATTATAAGTCATTCAAAGATTTTTTCTCCGTTTGTTTAATTCCGCCATCACCGAAATACTGTTCAAGAAGATTATCGTCTGAGCGGTCATCGTACACGCTTACCAGATCAATGGTTGACCATCCCAAAACCTTCTGTACAACGCTTTCGGGGAGATTTTGCTGAAGCAGATAAGTTGTAAAAGCATGCCGCAGTGCATGGACGTAAAACGGTTTTCCGAGAAACTTCGAAAACGCATCATACATATTATCGATCACAGATATATCCATGCATTCCGAATAATTGTCTTTATCGGGGAACAGCCACTCGCTTTCTATTCCGAGCCTCGCACGTTCATTCAGCCATAAATCCAGATACGGCTGAAATGGCTTTGCAAGTGTGTAGACCGTAAGCAGTTTTCCTTTTGATCCTCTGCCTTTCGTAACCATTTTCTCAGGTGTCTGATACAACGCGCCTCCGCAGATGAGGTTTTCTTGATCGAAATAACTGACCTTGAATCTGCATAATTCTGCTTTCCGTCTGCCGCTGTACAAGGCAAGTGCAAGAATACAGGCACGTTTATACTGCTTTGTTTTCACAAGATAATCAAGGAGCGGCTGAATCTCTGCGATAGAGAAGACCGACTTCTCGCGCACAGGCTCATTGACCGGATTCTCGATCTTGTTCCAGATGGAACGATAGTCCGGAAACTCATCGTCAAGCATATTTTCAATGTAGTTTTCCAGAGATCGTGCCGTTGCTTTCACCGTGCGTAGCCTTCTTGAAGACCAACCCCAGACATTCAGCGCGTGATTTTGAAACTTTGTGATTTCTCTTTTCGTGAAATCCGTGAACGCTTTGTTTTTGTTATAGTCAAGACTCCAACACCAGATAATGTGGAGATTGTTTGTATATTGCTTGATCGTATTCTTCGACTTGTCTGTTGCCGTCAGGTATTCCAGGAAATCTTTCTCAAGTTCCGTGTTTTCTTCGTTAACCTGGCGCAGCTTTTCTTCCGATGTAATATCGTTATAGACGGTTGAACGTCCGGCTACATTTCCCATATTACAACCGCCTCCTTAATCAAAGTATTGTTTCATGGCGCTGTCGAAGTCCTGTCCGATTTGAGCCTCTGCCCAGTCCCAATATCCGGGAGAACCGACCGCAGGCCGAAGTCCAGGAGCACTTCCTTCATTTGTCAGTTGAAGAACCTGTGCCATACTCGGACGTGATCCTGTCGTATACCATCCGTGATCGTTTAACTGCGCCAGGAATGACGCAGTATACTTCGACCTTTTTCTGTCGGTGATCTCCGGCGTTTTTGCTAGTTGATATGTCCTCTCGTATACCGATGGATATCCTCCGGCATAGAAATCTGAAATAGCTTTATGCATCGTAGCAAGAGCTTTTTTCTCAGCCAGATCCATCGCGGCGGATATATCATTCATAATAGCGGTTTCAAGCTCTGTGTCATTTGTCACCACGCGCATAAAGCCATCACCTTATGATTCTTTCTTTGGGAACAGTTCAACAACGTTGCCGTCTTTGCTGTTTGCGATTTCTTTCAGGCGATCAGAAATCTGATAGACCTTTGCAAGATTGCCGGGAGACATGATTTCATTGATTACACCGCCGAGCATGCTGACCGCCTGCATAACGGAACTCTTCCGATACTCGACAATGTACAGAGCATCTGCCCTTGCATTCGCAAAACAGAATCCGGTACTGTTGTTGTCAAATACGGCTTTTTCATAGGCTTCTGTAATTTCCTTATTGCTAAAAATATCGTCGATCAGATTCGGCGAATCTTTATCAATATCGATACCGGACACACAGAAATCCAGAAACACGGCCCTCTCGACGGCTCGTCCGATATGCGGCGCATAATTGCCGTCTTCAGAGAAGTATGCACTCGCCAGAGATTCAACACATGCCATGTACTGCTCATACGTCATTTCGGTTTTAACTGTCATATTTCTTTTATCCTCCATCAAACTTATACTGTAACTTTACTTAAAAAAGAATCGACATCATATCTGTAATTAACCCTTGCGATTTTCTGCGGAATTACCGTATATGGAATGTCGTAATCGTCAAGATCCTTAACAGAAAAACTCTTCTTGTCAACAAACCGCGTCATCTGATTATATGCATTGATATCAATGTATATTGTCAGCGGTATTGCGCGGAATTCGATAACAAAGCCCGCTTTTACTCCTGGATACATACTCCAATCATGCAGACCGAGCGCCTGATGATAATGAATTCCGCTTCCTTTTTCGTCATTTTCGCGCTCAAACGCAATAGACTTTCCAACTACTGTTTTAAGCTCAAGCGCTAAAAGCCTGAAATGTCTTGAATCCCAGATCAGATAATCAAAAGGATTTTTCCTTGTAAAACGCAGAATTGAATTTTTTTGAAATCCATTTGGATTGTCCGGCACACGATAAACCAGAGCATAATCAGGTGCGGATTTTGCAAAGTTCTGTTCGAATATTTTTCCTTCGCTTAGTGCCATCAATCCACCTTCTTTGTGCGTTCACACCACTTTTTATAAATAAAGCTGGTTTCGTTTTTAAGAAACCAGGCTGTTATTTTCCCAGGTTTTATTTCATTCTCAAATACGAATTTCGGCTGACAGCCGTTTTTTGTATAAAATAGAATCTGTTTGATGCTGTCAATTGGAATGAGGTTTTCTCTCCCATAACATTCGATCGCATCATCCAGACTTTCAAAATTAATGCTTCTCATCTTTCTCTCCAATCGCAAAAAATCAGGGAGACTCACGGCTTGTTACAGTCCGAGTCTCCCCATATAAAACTGTAATGCCCATATCACTCTTCGACGGGTTTCTTCTTGCTGCGGCTTTTCTTTACCGGCTTTTCATTTTCGATGTCTTCAGACACCTCAACGACAGGTTCCACGATTGGCTCTTCTTCAATCACCGGAACAGCATCCGCGAGAACATAGCTTCCGTTATCGCATCCGACAGATACAACATCAGCATCATTGCCAATTGCGGGGAGCTGCACCTGAATGCCGTCATAGTCCACAACCGTGACTGCATCATTATTTAAAAGAACTTTGCATTCTTTAATCTGCATTGTATTCTCCTTAAAGAATTCGGTGGTAAGGACATGAAAATCCTTACCACCTGTAAGATTGATTCTTATTACGAATTATTCCTCGGTATCCTCGATGAGATCCAGGAAGTTGCCATCCTTGTCCTCAAGGAGGTCAAAGGTCATGGTAATGGACATCGGGTCGCCCTCAGAGCTGAAGGTAAGCTCAAAGTTGCGCTGCACGGACGCCTTGTATGCGGTCATCTTGAACGGGGTGTAAACGCCGTCCTCGTCCTTGTCGAGAGTGGACATCTGGATGAACAGATCGGGCGGGAGCTTCTTGTTGTTGATGGAAACCTTCTTGACGCCTTCCTTGACAAGCAGGTATGCGACAGCATACTTCGTGCCGACAGCGATGGCGCTGGCCTCGGTAGCCGTGAACACGTTTTCCGCAAAGGAACCGGCGATCTCGGAACCTTCAACGCCGTAGTCATCAACAGGATACACAAACACGCTTCCTGCAACAACGGTATTGCCGGTGCCGGGAACAAGCGTGATCTTACCGGCCTCGGTAGCCTGGATGTCCTTCTTGACAAAAATGGTCGCAGAAGTGCCGATGGTTCCGTCAGAGAACAGAGCGAAGAACTTAAAGGTGCGGCACTGAGCCTCAATGGTCATCGTACCGGAAACAGGATCTTGGAACGCAACCTTACGTGCGCCCTTACCCATCGCGTAAACGCTGTTGCCCTCAACGCTTGCGGTCGTGGTATTCGCAACATCAAAGAACATGAAGGGCTTCTTCGTAGCCAGGTAGCGAAGATCAACGTCGCAGCACTGTCTATTAGCTTTATAGAGTTCAGCCATGTTATTATTCCTCCAATTTGTTATTCTGAATCAAATTGATTCTTATACCATCCGTCTCCATTGAAGTGTTTCTTTTCGTCCCCCCAAACGGAAACAGATGTTTTCAGTATGTCAAACATTTCATTGTTCTGGATTGCCGTAAAGTTATCCATCAGCTCATACAAGGTCAAATCCCACACATTTGTATAGTTGATGGAAGGATGTCTTGCACAAACCTTTGAAATAATATTTGGTAAAGCCAGATTTGGATTTGCCTTTTTCTGTTCTGATTCCTGAATTGCCGCAAGCTGCATTTTCTCTGCCATCTTACGAGCCTTTTCATTTTTGAATTTCTTTGTAGACAAATCCGCGAATTCGTTATTTCCGGATGTCATCCCGCATAACTGCTTCAGAATATCAAGGATATCTGGAAACAGTTCTTTTGTGATGATTCCTTGAATGTCGTCTTTTGTAATAGAAGACAGATCAACGTCTCTGTTTTTAAATACAACAAAGACGCCGCTCTTATATTCAACTTTCTCCTCAAAAAAATAGTTGAAAAGCATCAGATATAGTTCTCTGATCACCTCGTCTGTTTCCATGATTTGAAAGATCGATATTTTATTCTGTTCATCCTTTGGCATGGAATCCCAAATTGCTTTGCGTTCATCATCGGCATAGTTTCGGAAATAATCTCTTGGCGTCAGAAACAGCAGTGTTTCGTAAAGGCGGAACTGCTTGAATCCTAATTTCTTTGAATCCGCAATTTCACAAAGCTTCGGTTTGTGAATTGTACCGATGTTGAGGGAAACCCCATACGGGCTGATCATTTCAAGGTAGTCAAGTTTCATCTGAAATTTGGCACCTCAAAAATAATCTGCACACCGTAGAAACGCCTTGAATTGTATGGATAGACAGCATAGATTCCAAGTGGCCCGATTCCAAAGTCTCGGCATACTTTCTCATCGTTCAGGAGCGTGTCCTGAACCATCTCCGCCAGGATATCAGCTCTGTTGCCGTGATAACCTTCCTTGTGGTAATCCTCAAGAATAGATCTGTGTACAATGATGTACATGGTAAGCTGACATAGCTTTGTCTGCGGATGCACAAAAGGAAGAGCAATATCGTAATAGATAAAAGACCCTGTTTCCTCAATCGTGTCATCAATAAACAGATGGGATTTCACATGATCTTTAAATTCACTGATGATTTCGGACTGGCTCTTCCCTGTAAGATCTCCGAGAAGAAGTTCTTTGATATCGTCGTTTTTGTAAAGCGCGGTATGAACTTTCTCTTTGAAGAGTCCAAGATCCGATATGGTTCTTTCACGTTTGCTCATACGTCACCTCACATAAATGCCCTTACGGTAAATCCCGTCGAAACCGCTTCATATCCATCTGCGGACAGAGTAAGCGTAAACGACTTGCCGAGAAGTTTTCTGTTATTTGCTTCGATGGCAATATCGTTTCCGGTTCTTGTTATATCAAGATACTCCTTCATTTCACCGTCCAGCTCCCACGATGCCTCAACACCGCTGATCTCATTTCCATCCTGATCATAGAATTTTGCGAGATACACAGACGGTTCAAGATCATAATAAACAATGTCTCCGTCGCTGATAATTGCACATACATTGGAATGAATTTCTTCTTCCGTTTCTTCCGGTTCATAGCAAAGCCAGTATCCGGCCCCGTCGATTACGTAATACCCGTCGCTGTCATGCTGTTCATCCTGTGTTACCATGAACTCAAACAAACCGCTGCCCTGATAGTCGTAAAGCACAGAGTCCACACGGGTAATGTCATAAGTAATGAGAGGGAATGACGTATCCTTCGTTACTCCTTCAGTAAGCCGCTTTTCATAGATTTTGCATCTACGGTCGATCACAAAGCGCATATTCTGACGGAGCATCAAAGAGTCATCATCATCCGGAATCGTAATTAGAAGCTGGTCGGAACGAATTGTATAGTTCTCGTTTTCGTGTTCACCGTTGTTATACTGTGAAGCAGAAATCACGTTTGCCCAGCGTTTCCGAGGCTTCCCATCATCCGCCAGCCATGCAATCTCGTAATTGCAGATCTGAAGGATCGCTTTCTCATAAATACCGTTATTATCGACAATGCCGGTAATAATCCAGAAACGGTCTTTAACCTTTGCATACATTCCCGCATGGCAGCTTCCAATCGGGACAAGCAAATGTCTTACCAGCGTTTTCAGTTTTGTATCTGTCAGACGGTTATTAAAAATTGCCCGAAGCTTCGTGCATTCGGACAAGTCATAATTGTAAAGCTCTACATCCAGAGCAATATCGGAATCCAGCGCTTCCAGAAAACCTTCCTTGCCAAAGTCATTGAGAGCTTCGCTTTCAAAGCCGCTTAACTGATCATGCGGAGATTTCATCAAATACCATTCGATTGCCATCTTCCACCTCAGTTATACGCCGTAGTTTTCTGATTTGCCGTCATGATCTGCATCTTGACATCGTTGTAGTCCAGTTCATTCTTTGCCGCCGTCTTGCTTCCGTTGTTTCCGTCGATGGAAATATCTTTGGACACAATAGAGACGCGCTTGTTCACCTTTGAAACTTCGCGTTCCATATAGTAAACCTTCATCATCTGAGCCAGAGTGTCAATGACGTACTGATCCAACTGCTCCGTAAAATCCACGCCGTTTTCATCAAGTGAGATATCCGAGATCTCGATGGAATACTGAGCGACAGCTTTCTTCAGCCAGAGCAGTTCCAGGTCAACAGGAATTGTGCTCTTATCCTGAAACGAGGCTTCAAAGCTGTCAAATACCTCTTTCGCTGTTGATACAGCCATAAGAGCGCCTCCTTGTTTTTACAGATGCAAACCTGTATATTTTTCGATGAACCGAATCTTCCTGAAGTCATTCAGCCCAAGCCGATTGATGCCGTCCAGAACCGCGAAGTATTCTGCGCGTTCGATGAAGCATCTCTTGAACTCACGTTCAAATTCGTCCTGGCTGTTGATACTGAAAAGCTTCTTGAGCAGATCATCATTGTAATAGAGCTGTTCCGTGCTCCCGTCTTCACTGATAAAACCGAGTTCGATTCTCGTAGGATCGTCTTCGATAATCAGCGTGGCATGACTGCCGAGGCCGTCCGTGCCAATCATCAGGCGGTTGCTGGAATTGCACTGTGCGATCACCTCGCTGCGCGGAAGCGCATACGTTCCGTGTCCCGCAATCCGAACATCCATGTTATTGTCACGGCGAACGAATGTTGCCTCCCAGCTTGCGATGTTGCGGATTTTGATCTTTTCGTCAAGATTCAGTTCTTTCTTTGTGGTTTTCGTACTCGTTGCCATTAGTTATCCTCATTTCAACTAAAAAAATAGATATCAATTAACAAACCGATGTTTCATTTCCATATACGTTTTAATAATCCGGTCAAGTGTCTCGGATTTCTGAAACACCCAGAATCGTTTGTGCGTTTTCGGATGTACATCGGATTTCAGGCACTTCTGGTTAAACGCCAGAAGAAAGTGATACTGCCTGAAGGAATAGCAATAATAGTAGTTTCTTATCTCTTCCATATAAAAAGGCACTCTCCCGCAGAAAGTCCACGGGAGAGTAAAGTGTTAAAGATTAGCCGAGATTGGTGTCCTTCAGAACGCCGATCTCAAACTCATGACCCTTCGCAACGTCGCAGGCAACTTCAAGGTCGAAGCGGCTCATGACCTTGCCAGTCTTGACATCATTGCCGGAGAAGGTGGTAAGACCGCCCTTAGTCCAGGTAGCGATGGGAGAACGTCCACCGGTGGGAACCACGAAGCCGAGGCCGATGGGAAGCATGGTCGCAAAATTGTTTCCGGCAGCGTTCAGACGGCTGTAGTCGTAGGGGTTCTCGATGTCAACCAGCACGGAGCCATTGTACATGCCGAGGATACCGTTCTGCTGAATCTCGTTCATAGCGGCCTCAGAGATGCCGGTGATGGTATTGGCGTTGATCTGTCCGACATAACCAGCCCAAGGAGTGAACTCAGACAGAAGGGCATAGTCTCCGAGCACGGTCGGACGACCGATGCGACGCACATTTGCAAGCACTGCGTCAACTGCGGACTTGGTGAGACCGGCAGCCTGCACAGCATACTTCACGCCGGTAGCGTTGTAGATAGCATTATAGACCTTATCAATGATCGCGGCCTTGGCGCGGTTGAGAATGTCAATGCGAACCTGGGCGATACCCTCGTTCTCCTTGGACATATCACCGAGCTGGACACGGCGATAGTCAACCTGGTAGCCACCGGACACGGTGAAGGTGGGAACGGTGTAGCGCTCCTTATCAATCATCGGGAACACGACATCACCGTTGTTGGCCTGCTCACGGGACTTCTCGCCGACGTGCGCATAGACCTCACGCTCGATGGTATCGTCGAAAGCAACATTCTGATAAGAGCCAAAGACGCCGAGCATGCGGATCTCTTCCATCAGAAGCGGCTCAATAGCGAAACGACGGATCTCGTTCAGTTCGGAAACAGCACCGAAATCGCCGTTGGCGGCACGTTCGCCAAGACCCTTGATATAGTTGACGGCTTCATCAGCCTTCTTGCCGAAACGGTCAAGAGACTCGCCGTTAGCCATTGCGGCGAAGACTTCCACGACAGGGGACTTCGCGTTCAGCTTGGCATTGGGATTTACGGTTTTACGCTCGTTGTTCAGTTCAAACGTAGTAATCATAATAGTATTAACCTACCTTTCGTTCTAATAAGACCGCAGATTACGCAGCCTTGTTGATGCTGACAGCAACAGCCTTGGTCTGAAGACCCCAGGCAGCTTCCTCAACAAACTTGAAATCAACAACAGGAGTACCAACCAGATAGGCTGCCTTCAGGGTAACTGCATCGCCCTTGTTAAGATCAGCGACAGTCTCGTTGATCATATCGGTAGTGATCACCAGTTCCTGACCGATGTTCGCGGACAGGTTGTAACCGTTCAGGAAGTCACCAGCCTTGATAACCTGATCCTTCAGATAGGACTCATCACCGCTGATCTCGTTCCAGATCAGATAGGAAGCGCCATCGGCAGTAAGGACGCTGAAGTTCTTCACATCGGCATTATGAGTCAGTACGGGATTATTCTTTGCAACATCAATGCAACCCAGAGTACGGAATTTGATAGCCATTGTTTATTTACCTTCTTTCTTAAATCTTAAAAAATGCTTTCGTCTTCGGTTTCCTTTTCGGGTTCAATAACACCGAAAATGTCCTCCGGCTCAACATGTGCAGAGTTCTGTTCTGCAATTTTCTTTTCCTTCTCGGAAGCAGCAATAGCCTCTTCACCAATCTTCGCCAGAATCTTATTCACGACGGAATTGATCTCGACGCTCATCGGATCATTGTTAAACTGCTCCATCTCTTCAGCGACGCAGGCTTTCTGCTCATCACTGAAACGGGCAAGAGCGGCGTTCATTTCGCCGATACGCTCCTTTGCCTTTGCCTCGGCAAGGGCTTTTTCCAGAACGCAGCGCTCAGACCAGAGCGAGTCATACTTCTCGTTCAGCTCTGCATACTCAGCCTTCAGGGAATCCAGAGCGGCCTGAATCTGCGCAGAGCTTGCTTCAATTTCATTCTTTTCGCTGACGGCGTTATCACGGGCCTCATTCGCCTCGGCAATCCTGGTCTCGCACTCAGCACGAACCTGTGCGATTGCTTCGTCGGCGTTATTCAGCTCAGAGGCAATGCCTTCCGCGAGAGCTTTCACCTCTTCGGCAGTCATAAGACTTTCCTCCTTGTTTTCTTGGTTGATTTCCAAAATCACGGCAGACGGGTCTGCTTCTTTGATCGACAGAATGGCATACCCGCTGTATTGATAGAACTGCGGTGTACGTGAATCTTCGTGATATCCATTCTCATAGATAATCGTTTCATGATCTGCGTCCTTCAAAATTTCAACGCTTCCATGAATTGTTTCACCGTTTTCCAGTGATTCCTGCATGTTCTCTACAAGCGCCGGATAACACATCGCGTCAACAACGCCATATCCGACAAGAACGCGACGGGTGCTCCCGTCTTCATATTCAATGTCCTCGATTTCTGCGCGTTTGAAATGTCCGATAACGGTTGCATCTTCAAAATGAGGAAGGTTATCGGCACCGATGTCGGTTGCCCCATGCCCCCAGATTTCCGTGCGGTCACTGTCAAGAAATTCAACACGAATGCTTTTGTCTTCAATCGTGTCTTTGTTCTGTCTGACCCACTTCTCACGCCATGCGAGTCCGTTCAGATTGGTCTTGCTTCCGCGCCCGTTCGCATCGAAAGACGATTCCGGATAAATCTCATGAAGCACAATGCGAAAATCTCTCATGCCATCTTTGTTTTGCTGACTGGATAACTCAAACTTCTTCACCTATACACCACCTTTCTACCCTGATTTGATAAAAAATCCTTCCGTGGTGCGCATCGTTGAGAGGCGTGGAAGGACATATATAAAAAGCCTGCCGATGGCAGACTGCCCCAGACTCATTAGAGTCTGGAAGCTGTTCAATTGTCAGAAGGGGATGGGATGTCATTCCCGTTATTGTTCCTGGACTTGATCGTTCTCTCGGACGGATTGTCGGATTCCGGTCTTCCGCCTTCGTCATCCGGACTCTGTGTGTAGCTTGTCTTGTGAACCGGATACTTCTCTTCCCAGTTCTCTTCAAGTTCATAGTCCAGCATAGTAATGAAGACTTCCGGTGAAATGCCGCATGCAGCCGCCCAGAAGGCAAGGCTTCCTTTACCCTGAGTATAGAGATCCTTGGCAAATCCGACAGTTTCCTTCTTGTTGACGTGCGTAATCGGAAGATAATGCACTTCAACACGGTTCTTCCTGTCTTTGATGATATTGCAATTGATGACTTTGTTCAGTTCTTCCGTGATCTGTTCAATCCACTGAAAAACCTCAGACGCTACCAGTTCAATATTGAGCTGTTGAGAGCTGTAGGAACCTGAACCGACCCCGTTTAACAGTGCCGATGCAATGCCGAGATCCAGAGCAACATTGTCATTAATCGTCGATTCATTCTTCTCATCAAAGATATCAGTGTTCGTTGTGTCAAGAGATGAGATTTTCGTTCCTGCCGCAACTGAGAAGAAGTTTGTTCCGCCCTTGCTGTTCTTTTTGAAGATCGCGTCTTTCACAGTGTTGTGCTGCGCCTCCTGCTGCTTGTCCGTCAGAGAGCTTCTGCCTTTGACCTGACCTTCAGGGAATGTTTCATAGATAACCCTGTTGTTGATCTCATCCAGCACACCGCGCTTGGTATCCGTAAAATAGTCCTTGTAAAGAATGTCGCGAATTGCCGCAAGAATCAGCGGTCTTCCGTAACGCTCTTCCCGCTTTGAGCGGATCTTCATAACCATCGTCTTCGTATTGTCCAGAACAACCCAGTTCTTTGCGTCAACCTGACCTTTCTTGTGCTTTGCATTCCATGCATCGCGAATCTCTTTCGGCCATTTCTTGATTGCCTGATCAGAATTCTCAAGTCTGTGGTCAAAGTAATCTAGATCAAACGCAATGACATAGGCGTTGTTTTTGATTCCGACGATCCTGGTATAATCGGCGGGAAGGGAATGACAGTATGCGTTCATTCCTGCATCATTGATTTCAATGATGCTTTCAACGTCGATGTCTGACATGGTTTTGTTCCTCGGCAGAGGACGTTCCGTTGTCTCAAAATAGTAATAGGCTGCGCCCTCAATCATCATTTTCCACAGGGCATCTCTGATAATTTCCTTGTGCCGGATCAGTCTAAGTGTAGATTCCATCATCGACTTGTGGCGTTTCTTTTTCTGAGCGCTGTCCCCATAAGGAACAATCACGCTGTCGAGCGTCGGAAGGGAACACATGTAATCGACCGTATTGGTATAAGATCCGTTCGTTCCGTACAGCATCAGAGAAAGATGGCGCAGTGATTCATTGTGTCCCATTGGATCTTTTACAAGCGCGATCAGGTCTTCTGTCTTGTACCAGTCAAGAATGTTCATCCCGAAATACCATGATCCTATCGTCTGGGAGTTATTGTAGGAGTTAAATTCATAACTCTGAGCTTTGTCGTTCTGCTTTTTTGGAGAACGATTGTTCCCGCGATTATAATTCTGTTCGGGCATTCTCGCCCTCCTTCCTAATTGATAAATGTAACGAAGTCGTATTCATCTCCGTTTGAAAGCAAATCAAGTTCAATCTGCGAGATAAAGTATGACCCATAGCTCACACTGGTGTATCGGTCTTTCCGATTATCCCCTTGCTCAGAAATCACAATTGCACCGGTCTGTGCTTTCTTTTCGTATATCAAACCTGTTGTTTCACTGATAAATTCCTGCGTTTCCAGGAACGGCCTTTCATAAAAGAGCTGTGTATCTGCATCTGGCGCTGAAGCATATTCCTTGATCGTCGGTAGGATTTCTTCGCTGGCTTTTTCAAAGTTCACGAGCAAATCGATTCTCTGCTCTGTCAGCATTCTTCTGAAATCCACGGCGATGTCGCTGTTCAGCTTTTGAGATGCGATAACAGCATACAGGCATTCGTTCGCGCCTTCTACATAGATTCTGTTGGCGATTTCTTCGTTGTTCATGCAGCGAAGAGGGGAGTATTCGACCCCGCGTTCCTCGTCGTACAGAACACGCGCAAGCATATCATATACGGAAATACCTCCGTTTCTCGTATCGAGCACCAGATAGTCCGCGTCAAAATCTTCAAACAGTTGCCTGATTCTGATTGCCTGCTTGACGGTATCTCCGCCCTGAATCGACTCCATATAGCACGGAATCCTTCTGTATCCTTTACTGATTTCCACATCGCCATTGATATTGTTATCGTAGTGATGACTTTCCGGAAGTCCGCGAATACAACTAAAGATGGAGTTGTCGTTTTTCTTGTTTTCAACAAATGCCATATCGCATGCCACAACACGGATTTCTCCAGGCTGCTTCGGAATGTCGTAAGGATTCTTCCGGCCTGCTCTGTAATCCAGTGTTGTTCTCGGATACCACGGGCGTTTGCACCGCTGGTTGTCTTCCAGCATCGCATAGGTGAAGTATGCCGATGTATTCTCTCTGATGCGGAAGTTCATGAATTCCGTATCCCATGTTACCTGGTCTTGTTTCTTCTTTTCACGCTGGAAGTATCTCATCGTCTTGATCTTATGACGAATAGACACGGCCTCATCAAATGCAAGTAAGCAGGAATCCTTGCTTTTCAGCATTTCATCGCATGCCTGATCAACGGTTGACCACAGCCATGATGTTCCGTTATCAATCCAGGAGGAACTGATATAAATATCCAGAGGCTCTTCCTGCAACTCCGGCACATTCGCGTAATATTCGTCCTTCATGTAAGGAACCTGACGCACAATCTGATAAGGCGACAGAACGCTGTCTTCATCCGATTTCTTAATCTGTCTGAACTCTTCGCGGACAAGAACGGTCGAACGATATCCTCGTCCGCCGTCACCTGGCGCGACAACCGTAATTGTGCTCCCGTTTTTGAAGTACACAATAACCTCGTTCTGGTTATCCTTCACCTGTCTGATTTCTTTTCTCAGAGGGGCCGACATCTTCATCAGCTCTTTTTCAATTTTTTCCGAAACAATAAGCTTTGCTTGTTTCTTTGTCCCAGATGCGATAACAACCATGGAGTTCGGATAGAGAATGCAGTAGATACATGCGCCCAATGCCACAATAAAGGATTTTGCGTCTGCGCGGCTTGCGATAATAACAAAAAAGGAATTAAGCCCCATTAAGTACAGAATGATAATCTGATACAGGTAAAGCTTAATTCCGAGATAGTCCATCGCGAATCGATGAAAATTTTTCCTGAAGAATGTATTCCATAATATAAAATGGTCTGCATTCTTCTCGTCCCCAAGAAAAGTATCCGGTGGATAGTGCTTGAATAATTCTGCCTGCCTGTCATCCGCATTACGATTTCTGTAATGCTTGCGAGGCATTGACTCACTCATCGTCATCACCGCCGTCTTCGTCATCCTTCACATAAAACTCAGGATCTTTCTCCCTCGTTCCGAGCAGGATGTTTTTGAGCGGTCTTACTATCATTCTCATGAAGTAGTCACCGATGTTGTCAAAGTCACGGTACAGTTCTTTGCCTTTGTAATACTCGGCAGGCGTATATTCTTCAATCTGCTGCACCGTAACGCCGTAAACAAAATCTTCTGCAATAGCGTTGTCTCCGGCAGACTTCAGATTTCCATTTTTATAGTTTTTTGTATACAGCTCTGTCATCTTCTGGAAGTCATCAAGACGCCCTTCGCGTGATGCCTTGAGCTGATGCATCTTAATACGGCAGCAGTCCATGATATAGTTTTCCTGGTTGCCGTCTGCTCTTGGGTTCGCGGATTTAAGCATGGCATAATGCCGGTTCATCTCCGCATAATCTTCCGGCATAAACCCGGCTCCCCATTTTCTGATATCGTCGATGTTGACCCGATTCATTTCTTCTTCGGCCTGAATCTTCTCACGCAGGCTTCTTGCCTTTTTGTCATACAGAACACCGGAAACCGTCACGCCTTCATCCAGGGACGTATCAAATGTTTTCTTCCGATATTGAGACATACTGAGTCTCTTCAAATATTTTCCGACCCACGCATCCTCTTCATCTTCTATTTTCTGAAATATCTCATCATTATAATAGAGATCGAACGCCATGCAGATACGCTTTGTTGCTTCTCTTCGGCTCCCGAATTTTGCAACATAATCATCCGCGATTTTGTTGAAACACGTTTTACAGATCGGCATATATCCGTTGCTGGAATAGAGCGGACTGAATGTCCGATAAAAGTCTTTGCTGAGAACGAACTGTTCGCCACACTTGCAGCAGGTTGCTAATTCTTTTTCATCAAAATCTTTCTGCACAGGATCGCCCCTCTTTTAAATCTGAGAGACAGCATAGAGAAACGCCAGCGCGTCAGCAAAAGGAATCTTAAATGTATGGACTTCGCCATCTGCGTCAATTGACATTTCAACTTCATCATCGTTTGAATCATCTTCCGCTGATTCGTCATCGCAGTCTTCACATACGAGCTGGTAGTCGCAATCTTTCTTCCCGTATTCTTCGTCATCTTCCATAATAGCCTCAACGCTAAACATGAAACCGTCCTGGTTATCTCTCAGAATCCTGCTGTTGACATAAGGCGCGACAACAAGAATATCTACATCAAATTGAATATAATTGCCTTTGCGCTGTGCTCGTTCAACAAAAAGAGCGGATTGCTGTGCGTCAATTGTAATCAGATATTCTCCATCGTAGTTTTCATAATCCGCATCATGAATGTCAATAGACAGCTTGTCATATTCCGCCCAGCGCATCAATTCGTTGATCAGCTTACATGTGTCTTCATAATTCAATGCGGCGGCAACAATAGATCCGTCTTTCGCCTCATTCTGCATCCATCCAGCAAGATTGCAAAATGTTCCGAAGTAAATCCTCTTCATTCGTCTTCACCTTCACCGGTTTCAAACACGCCGTTAATCGCCTTCTTCAGGCTCTTGCTTGGTTTACACCGAATAACATTCAGAAGCGGGAAGTATTCAACCTTTCCGGTTTTCGGGTTTCTGCCGCGACGCGGATTGCGCTTCCCGATTTCAAGCTTTATAAGATTGCGCATGACAACAGGATCTCCGTCAATGAGACTCTGCCTGCACAGCTCAATGTAATCGTCAATAATATCGCTAACTGCAAAATCTCTCATTCCTCGCTTGCGAGAGATTTTTCTTACCATTTCTTGTCTGTTCATTCTTTCCTCCGATTTCAACTAATTTATTCTGATTTCAATGTAATTCAATAGGATAAAGAGCCTTAATGCCATCTTCATCCGCAATACAGACCATCTGCTGCGGCCTGCCGTAAATTCGTTTTGACACCGTGTAGTCATCACCGGTTCCGCAGAAACTCCCGCTTCGAATCAGCTTGATTCCTGCGATATCATCATAGGAACAGTGATGCATATGCCCATAGAAAACAGCCTCCGGTTTTCTTCCGAGCATCATGACAAGTTTTGAAACGCCTGCCTCGCTGAAACCGTCAAAATCCCCGTGACACATCAGGTATGTCTGATCGCGAACGTAAAGTCTTGCTATCGTAGGATCTGGGTTTTCATCCATAAACTCAATATTTTCAATATGACTCAGCTTCGCTTTCATATACCACGGAATCAGATCGTCCAGTCGTTCACCCCTGAGTACCTGATCCTTGAGACCGACTCTTGAATGGTTTCCAGGAACCGAATTTACATAAACATAATTGAAACATTTGCTTACTTCATACACAAATGCCGTAATTAATTCAGAACACTCCTGAACTTGTTTAATCAGATTTTCTCTGTTTTCAAGCTGGGTAGTCCAATGAATGTTCCCGCTGATGTTATCACCGAGAATCATGATATACGCATCCTGTGAATGATGCACGTCACGAAGCTCGATCACCTTGCGCAGATACTCGGAAAGCCTTTCCCGCGCAACATCCGGATTATAGCTTCCGAAATGATTCTCATAACTTGCTCCATAATGAAAATCAGACAACGTGATAATCATATCGTTGTCTGACATAAACATTTTTGGTTCTGTTTCCGGAAGAGTAACAACGCCTGATTCCATAATCAGTTCTTTCAGCCGCTCAAGATCCTCTTCCGCTCTGGCGCTTTCACGCGAAATCCTGTTTAAGGCTTTCCGCTCATCGAACAATTTCTGCTTTTCCTTGCGAAGCTCATCCTTGGTAGTAGCAAGATCATCGACATAGGATTCTTTTTCATATCGTTTGAAAACACCGGACTCGTACATCTTCTTGGTATACTGGTACGGTTTTCTGTAAGCTGACTCATTGCGGTACTCAGATTCATCCTCGCGAAACTCCTTGTTCATCAAGTCCGCGATACCGGCCCAGTCAATGTCAATCAGCCCAGCGTCCTTTGCCTGACCAAGACGCCAGAGATACTGCTCCTCATTTTCATTCTCAATTCTCTTTAAATCCAAATTTATTCTCCTGAATCAAACAATTTCGTCCATGTCGCAATCTACGCCAACGATGGCGTCTGCAACACCGAGTTCCTTCGCCATATCAGGCAGGAAGTAAAACTCACAACGATACTTCTTCTCATACAGCTCTTCGGTAATCTTGGTGCGCTCAAGCACAAATTTCCTGGTAGCTGCTTCAAGCTCACCGGCTTCAAAGTCAATGCGGTCTTTCGCCTTGCTCATGTTGTCAATCACGCCGGTATATCCTTCGTGCATCAGATACTCAGAATGCGGCATTGTAAACCGCTTGTGACCGGCAATGGCAATCAGAAATCCCATCGACATGCACATACCCTGATTCACGGTATATACAGGAGTCTTCGACGTAATGATTGCATCAATCAGCCCCCATCCGTCAGACACGGAGCCGCCCGGTGTGTTGATATACAGAATAATAGGTTTGCGCTCTTCAACCGGAATACCTTTGTCAATCCAGTTATATCTGAGAATGTGATAAGCAAGACTTCCGATACATTCTTCGTCAACGCCGGAATTCAGATACAGTTTACGCTCATCAAGATCCTCCTGATTGAACTGATCCGTCCAACAAAAGTTAAAAACCTTCTTTACTTCTTTCTCTGTCATAATCTTCTCCTTATAAATGAATGACCATGCCTTTGAACGCACACAGGACACGATATGTTTTATTTTTTTTAGAAATTGCGTCTTTCAGTTTTTCTGCAAGAGCTTTCTTGCCGTTTTGCTCTCCGTGAACGAGAACAAGTTTTTCGCAATTGACAGAACTGCCGTATTCTACCAGGTCTTCATGGCCTGCATGGCTGCTGAAAGTCGATAATGTGATACAGTCTGCGCGATTTGCAATCAGCTCTTTATTGATGCTGATCTGGTCGCGCCGCCTGTAATGCTTGATCCGATAGGACAGGTAAGACGGATTGTCGCCTGTATATCCCGTAAAGATAATCATGCTGTTCTCGTCCGGAATATACTTCTTCAGATAATTGACGATTCTTCCGTTCGTACAGAAACCGGAAGCCGATATCACGATCTGTCTTCTGCCAGTATTCAGATTTGCCTTTGATTCTTCTTTTTCGGAAAGGAATCTAACGCAATCCCATCCGCAGACTTTCTTCCACTTTGCAAGATTGTCTCCGTCCAGAATCTTTTCATACAAAGCGCTGATTTCGCAGCTGAGTTTTGAGTCAACAACAATCGGTGTATGAAAGTCCGGATCATCTCCGAACAGTTCGTAAAGCGTGGTCAGAATCTCCTGCGTTCTGCTGAAGCTGAAACATGGGAGTACCACGCTGCCTTTTCGTTCAAGCGTTGTTTCTATCGCTGTTTTCAGATGGGCCACATCGTCGGAACGGCGTCTGTGTGAAATCTTTTTCGGATCTCCGTAGGTGGATTCACAGAGAATCACATCATGATAATCCTGCGGAATCTCTGTATTCATCACATAATGATTCCTGGTATGTAATGCACCCAAATCCGAAGTATATAGAACCTTTTTCTTCTTTCCGTCATGCCGAAGAATCAGCTGCAACTGTGCCGCGCCGATGCAGTGCGCATTCGGAAACCACTGAAAGCTGACCGTATCGCTCAAGCGATACAGCTTGTGATAATCGTCATATTCAAATATTTTGTCCAGTGCGGCATACACATCCTCCTCTTCATAGAGCGGCTTGTATTCTCTTCCGTACCTCTTGGAAAGCACTCTTGCCTCATCCTGCAAAATGTAGCAGGAGTTCAGAAGCAGCGGCTTCATCACCGATGCCGTAATGCCTGTTGCAATAATCTTGCCGTTGAATCCTTCCTTGACAAGTCGCGGAATCAATCCGCAGTGATCAATGTGCGGGTGGGCAACAAATACATAATCAAGTTCTGAAGGCTTAAACAAAAACTTCTCTGAATTGATTTTATAACTGTCCAGATAATCATTGCTTGCTGATTGATGCAGGCCGCATTCCAATAGAATTTGGCAGTCTCCGAAACGGATAAAGTATTGTGAACCGGTAACATCATCCGAAGCCTTACCGGTAAAGAAGATCCCGTCGCCCTTGAGTTTCTTCTTACCCATAGCAACGCCTCTTACTTGTTCAGCTTTTTCGCAAGATCTGCATACTTATCGCCGATATAGCGCTTGTTGCACGTTCTGTAGTAGCTTGCGAGATTGCCGTTGCGGTCTACATAACCACGACTGGTGTTACGCAGAACGCCCTTCTTCACAAGAACATCCATCTCTTCTTTTGTAATCAGCTTAATAATTGACACATCCTTTTATTATATTTAAGCCGTGGTATAACGCACACGGCAAGCGTGTTAAAAAAACTTGGAACAGCCATATAGACCATTCCATTCAAAAACAAATGATGTTTTTTAAGTTTCTATATAATCCGACTGTTACGGTACGCCCAGAAGGTGGACGTGCGATGAATTCCAAATCTATACGCCAACTTATATACCGCATACGCCAGCGGTCTATGGTGACACATGGTTGCGGGTACTGGATTCGAACCAGTGTCTTCAGCTTATGAGGCTGACAAGGCATCCGCTCCTCTAACCCGCAATATAGGTTGTCTGCCCCGACACAGGCCGAGGCAGAGCTGAGAAGAAGAGAAAGATAGAGGATCTTTGGCTATAGTCTACCTATATACCATATACTTAAAATTTTTGAAGCTTCAAAACCCCAGTAAAATCAGGGCTTTTGGCGATTTTTAACTTTTAATTGCTGCGTCTACCTGATTTGCCTTCCACAAACGCTTTCGTTCGCGATCCTTGATTGTTTGACAATCCTGGCATCTGCAAGTTTTGGTATTCTTTGCAGATATGCGAAACTCCTTCCCACAGTCAACGCATGTGATGATCTTAAACTCCTGCGGGACGTAACCGGCACAATGGCTGCAATACTTCTTTGTTCCTGTTTTGTTCCCTCGCATCAGCATCCCGCACTCCGCGCAGGCAACAATATTCTCTCCGACCTGCATCAGGTACAAATAGCCGAGATCACGGAAGTCGGAAACATACATTACCGCCTTCACATCCGGCTCGTCGCAGAATGCAACCCTGACGGCAAGGTTGTCATTTTTCTTCGGAAGCTCGACCAGGTTCCTCACATAGAAATCATTGATCATGATATCCTGCTTCATGGTACTGAGCGACACATGGGCCAAAGCGAATACATCCTTCGTTTTATAGTTCACCCAACCGTTCGCACGATTGTTCCTTTGATTGGCAAGCTTCGCGAGACAGAGATAGGAGAACAAGACCTGCTGATGCTGCCTGGACAGTCCGCAGTTGAGAATCGTGTCCAGCTCTTTCTGTGTAACGGGAATTGCCGTATCCTGATAGAGCGGATACTTTCCGGCAGACTTGGCAAGAAAGTCAATATTCTCTTCCCATCTCGCCTTGTCGTTTGCGTATCTTGGGTATGATTCGCTGATAAACCCTGTCAGCGCCTTGATAATTCTGGCCTGCCGGTATCCGAGAACATCATAATAGTATTTGGAGAGAATCTGCGCAGAGGCCCACGGATTGTCCCCAAGCGTATGTTCGCGGAGACAGTTTTCCGCATATTCTTTTTCATTCAGAATAATCTTCATCTGCTTCATCTCCAATATAGACTGATTTCATTGTGAAATTCTCTCCGCCGTATGTAAACTCATTTCCGCCTGCCGCAGGATAGGAGAGTACGCCGCCATGCTTTTTCAAAAGATTCGCGACGATCTGATCGCCCGCAACGTCCCATGCAAACTGCTTGGAACCTTCCTTCTGGTAACAGATGTCCAGAACGATATCACAAAGCTCCACTATATTCGGACAGGCAATGGATGCCTTCATGCGAAACAGGCGGATCATCTCTTCACGGATTGCGCTTGATTCTTCATCCTGTTTCTCTTCACCTTTGCGAAGCGCCTTCATTCTCTCCTGAAGCCCGTAAAGATAATCATCATACAGAGTCCGAATCGCAGCATAGTCTTTCTGGCTGTACTCGACTCCCGCTTTCAGGATTGTATAGTCAAACTGCTTCGGCTTCGGCATTTGACCGTACTTCGGAAACATTTCTTCAAAGTACCAGCAGATTCTGTTGATGGTACAGTGATATTCACCAATTTTGCGGTCACTGTAGTAGTGTTCCAGAAATGCTTCCATCTCCGGTGTCTTCTCTTCACAGTTCTCCAAATCGCTGATACTGTAAACCCCGTAACTTGCAAATCTCCTCAGACAGCCGCGCTCAGAGTTCTTGATATAATCCTGATGTGACTTCTTCAGCCCAGGATATACATAGCACATAAAATATGGCTTGTACTGTGCGCAGATCCGTTCGGACAGTGCTCTCGCTTCCGGATCGGCAATGTCTTTCAGATCCCTGTGGCTGTACCAGTAACTCGGCATCGGCTCACAGATAATGCCTTTGATCCGGTCAATGGTTTCCTGCTGGTAAGCCTGCCCGCACATAATGCGGTATTCCAGTGTCTTGTATTCTTCCATGTCTGGGTCAAATCCGGCGCGTCTCTCGATCATGCTGGTGACATGGTTTGTGACAATGCCGATATCGTCATTGAATGCCAGCTTGTTCGCTTCGATGATATCCTGCTCTTCCGGAATCTTCTTCGTCGCTTTCCGCTGTAGGCACATCAGCGTTTTTGAATTGAGCGTATTGTTGACAATCGCCGGATCGTCCGTGACAAATACGGTGTCGCCGTCTGTGTCCGCGCCGTTCAGCGCATCGAGCATCGTGTCCCAGGCGTTGACAAGGCAGGCCGTCCTGATATACCGAAACCAGTACGCTGCAATATCGGAGCGGTTCAGCTTCATCTTCCTGATGTTGTGCATGCTGGTCATCGGCGCTCTGAAGCAGCTTACTTCATCCGCACCGGAGTCAATCCAGTATCGGTGATAGATCTCACCTGCGCCGAGCAGGCCGGTAACGGGAAGTCCGAACATGCTCTGGCAGAGCGCGTACAGGTCTGTCCCAAGCATTGCGAAATTCGCATGAATCCGCAGAGATCCCTTCTTTGCATCGTCAATCCGCTTCTTGATCATTGTGTGGATGTTGTGCCTTACAAAAGGATCGTCAATCATCTTCGGCTCAATCATCAATGCTTTGATGTAATCATCGCGCCCGTGAACCGCACTGTAATCATCCAGGCCGTAACCGCATAGATAGGCAAGGCTCTTCCGGTAATCGCCACCGAGAACATCTAAAATCTCAGAAACCGTAGGCTTGCACAGCTCTTTGATCTCCCTGTCGCGCATATTGATGTCCTGAAGAAACTGATAGTTGGTGTCGCGTACATTCTCAAGTTTTTCAGGCGCGTCCTTCGTCGCCGCAAATTCATAGTGATTCTCTTTGCAGGCGTCAAGATAGTTTTCCAGGCTGTCGTAGCTGTCCCAGAGCTTCAGCATCGATTCCGTCAGGATCATGTCCGCTTCTCTGACATCGCGCCAGTCTCCCCACACATCTTTGACATAGTAGCTTCCTGCAACCTTCTCTGCAAAATCCACATAATCAAAGGTGTAAAGCATTCCCTTCGTCCAGGCGTTGCGGCAGTTGAAGCCGGTCAGTTCGTGTTCGCCGTCGCCGTTCAGGAATTCATTGACTCTTCGTGAGTAGGAAGGTGATATCATCCCGTTGCCGTCAGAAGCATCATGCTCAATCTCGTACCAATCGGCATCGGTCAGTTCAGGCTCTCCGTCCGTATCCGTATTGATCAGAATCACGTCGGACTTGAACTTTGTCATGCAGTCGTGGACAACGATCACGCCGTTCGGCTGCGGAATCGGAGTGGAACCGGAGCAGGTGAGTGCTCGATATGCTTCAAACTTCGCCGGTACAAGTTCCTTTGACCTGTCTCTGCCGTTGTTGATTCTCTTTGTAAGTTCTGGATACAGCTCCTCATTGACATAGACGATGGTACTTGTCTTGACGCCGCCGTTTGTCCCAAGCAGACGCCGGAACCGAATCCCGTTGATTTGGAAACCGAGATTGGCGCGGTCATAATCCTTGTTGCTGTCCATGACCACGCAGACGTAATCCTTCTGAAACTGCATCTGATACAAGGACTGATACAGCGCCTTCAGCTTGACCCTGTTATCTCTGTTCTTCGGCTTCCTGCGGATATAGCGGATCTGGTTCTTGATATGAGAAACCTTTTCGCTGTACTCGCTCACATGATTGAGTTCATCGATCCAGCGGAGCATCTGGCTGTCATTGATTGACAC